CTGCAAATACTAATCTTTGTTCATAGAAAGATACGCAAGAAGGATAACCTGTTGTTGTACTCCAAGCACCTAATGACCAATCTGTTGTTGCAGAAGTTGTAGATAATGCTGTTATAACATCTGCAACCACAACTAATGTACTAGATACTGTTATTATTTTTGCTAAACCTTTTCCTGTTCCTAAATGAATTAATCTACCAACATCTGTTGATTGAAATCCTGTATCATTATTAATACCAACAATATCAGATGCAGTAATTGTAATTCCATTACCAGTTGTTGCTGATGCAGTTAAAGTAGTTGTTTCAATATTATGATCTAATAGTGGTCCAGCTGTAAAATCAACAACATCTAAAAACCAACTTGTATGACCAGTTCTTGATAATTTATGAATAGCATAATCAGGATGACAAATGTACATAACGTCAGCTGATTGAGCAAATTTTAAATCTGGTAGATCTGCTGTTTTATATGGAGTTGCTAAAGTATAAACTCTATTAAATACTCCACCTGATGTATAAGTTGTGTAAGAAGATGTATTAACATTATTGCCATCAATATCTTTTAATTCAAATGTAGTTGTTGTTTTATTTGCAACTGTAAATCTTTTGCCATTCACTTGTGTCATTCCACCAACTCCAGAAATAACAATGGTATCTCCATTATTAATTGATGTTGTTGCACCTTTAATTGCAATTGTTGCTGATTGAGGATTATCTAATGTTCCAGTTGTAGTAAAAGCTGCTGGATCATCTGTTTGAGCATTTGCTTCTTTAGTTGCAGTTGCAAGTCTTACATGAGTTGTTGTTGCAGAAGATGGATCTCCAATAGTTACTAAATTAGAATAACCTGTTGGTGCTGTAGTAAAAGCATTATTAGATTGTCTTGTTGTACATGCAGCAATAAATAAATTTTTAGTTGAACTCCAAGATGTAGATAATGATGGTGGATCATTTACGTTAGTTCCTGCAAATAATGCTTCTGGTGTTCCTTCATAATTAGATATTCTATAAGTAATTGCAGATACATGAGAAGATGCACTTGGTGTTAAATTAACATAATATCCTTCTGATCCAGTTGATACTTTATAATAAATATATGTACTGCCTGTTGATGATCTTGATGATAATAATGTCCAGCCAGTTGGAGTTGTTGCAGTATTTGTTGCACCTAACTTAACAACCATAATTAATAAATTACCAGTAATAATATTAGATGGCATTGTGATTGGTGCTGTTGTTACAGCAGATCCTGAAGATGTATAAACTGCAGTTGATTCAACAACTGGATAAGATGATGTTGAGAATGATCCTGTTACAACACCAGGATTAGCTTTTGTAATTCCTGTAATAGATAAATTGCTTTCTAATATTGCACCACTGTCTTTATAAAATCTTATGTATTCATTTCCAAATTCTAAAATGTAAGTTTGTGTTGTTGAAAATTCAAAAGGAACTAATCTTGTAAATGCTGATGATGTTTTAACTTCTGCTACAAATGATGTGCCTGGTCTTCTAGCTGCAGATCCATGAGGATAGACAACCATGTTTTGTAATGTCTTACAACCAGATGAATATTTAGCTAAATCATTTCTACCATCTAAACGTGGTGATAATTCTCCGCCAGTAAAGTTTGTTAATTGAACCGCAACTCTAGCCATGGTTCTTAAAACCTAGAGTTAATAAACGTATTTGAATCTACTACAGATGCCATACCCATTTCTTGATCTGTATTATATCCTTCTGTTGAATCTACGAATCTAGCATCTTTTAATTTCTCTTGATACAATTGATACATTTGCTGTGCAACTGGATTAGAAGATGTAACTGCATAAGCAATATCAGCAGCGAGTGCAGCACTTAAAACTTCTCTTAGTAATTGATCGTATTCGTTAGGATCTTCAACTCTTGATATGTATAATATTTTCATAGAAGATGAATGAGATAAAATCTTTCTTCCTTCTACAACGTGATCAGATTCGTAATCTAAAATTTTAATTAATCTTAAACAGTCTGATGGTAATGTAAATTGTTTTGTAAATCCCCAAGCTGGTGTTTCTGTATCAGCTGGTAGTTGAACTCTTTTTAATAAACAGTTCCAAGGATGATGTCTAAATACAGCATCTCTTACGTTTAAATATCTAGCATTGCAAAGTCTTGCATTTTTAGAATCTTCTGTGAGTGTTAAGATTGTAGATGCACCTAATTGATTTAAAGCACCATTGCATATTTCTACTATACTTGCCATGAAATTATTAATAATTTGTTAATATAATTGAATATATTAATTTTTTAATATTACCAACATATATTTTTATCTAATATTTTGTTGGATTTAGACATATTTATATTAGATTTAAGATACTGTAAATTCCAATAAACATGTAATCCAGAAACATTTTTACCTTTTAATGGTATAATGTGATCAACATGATAGCCTTTTGGACAATTTTTATAAATTTCTTTTATTTTATTTATATTACTCCATTTTGGAGTGGCTTTTAATTTTAATGCTCTTCTATTTGCTGATCTAATTAAATTATATAATCTTCCATGTTCTGATTTAGACCATTTTTTATAAGCATTTTTTACTACTATTTTTCCAATTTTACTTTTTCTATATTGTTCTCTAATTTTTTTTCCTTTTGTTTCATACCATTTTTTTGATCTTAATTTTGATTTTTCTGTTTTATTATATTTTTCTTGTCTTATTTTTAAAAGTATTTTTGATTTTGGTGAATTATAATATTTTTTGTTTCTACATTCTTTAGAACAAAATTTTTTTATATTATTATGAGTTGTATCTTTAAATTTATTATTACAAATGAAACAATTTTTCATTAATCTTTCTTTATAATATATTTACGTCTTAATTGTCTAGGTTTAACCAATGCAAAGATCTCAGCTTCTGTAAGTTCTAAGTCTTTATCAAAACCATGATGTGCAGTTGATGTATGTTTAAATCTATCAACTAGAACATAGCGATAGATATAATCTTTATTTTGAAAATGTAAAATGGTTTTTACTTCGTTGATTTTCTTCATAGTAAACAGTGGGGATTATTAGTCCCCACTATTTAAAGTAGTATTAATCTACTACGTATCTGATTGCAATTTGAACTACTCCTGTAGCACTACCACCAGCTAAAGTAGCTGTGATTGGCAATCCATCTTCATTCGCATTTACTACAGAACCTGCACCTAAAGCAATAGTTGCTAAGATGTCTGTTCTTGCAGCAGATGATGTAGAAGTTGCAGCTAAGTATGCTGCAGCTGAAGCAGAAACCGCAGTTCCTGAAGAGTTTTTATAAGCAGCATATCCAACTGATAAAGTTGTAGATGCACCTAACGCAGCGTTAGTTAAATAACCATCAAGCAATCTTGCTCCATTTGGTAAATTAACTAGCTCTATTACGTCTCCAATAGATGCAGATGCTAATGTAATATCAGCAAATGCAACTCTTACTCTTCCTGCTAGCTCATTCGTATCTATCTTTTCAGAAGGTACGTTTTGCGACCATTTTGTTTTTTGATTTGAGTATAATGTAGCCATTATATTTTCTCCTATTTAGTTAGTTATTATTCGTCGCAAGCTATTTCGACAACTTTTTCTTCTTCCATTCTTGTCGCACCGATGCTCATAGAGTAGTAAACTTGAGTGCTGTAAGATTTATCAGCTCTCTCGTCTATTCTCGCTACAACATCTTGACCAACTGCTAATTTAATAGCGTCAGCTGTGAAAGCGTAACAAAGTCTGTCGTCAGTGTTAGTTGCGTCAAATTTCAATCTGTTAGAAACGATGAATTTAAATCCTAAGAAAGAATCTAATTGTCCCTGAACAAGAGCTTTAACAGTGTTAAAGTCGCTTGAAGTAACTTCAGTTGTTCCTAATAAATTGTTGATTTGAGTTGGACCACACACGAAGAATCTAGGTAAGCTAGGATCAACGTCTGCTAAGTCCAATATTTTTTTTGCTTCTCTTAGTTTAGCAATAGTTAAACCATCAGTTTGAGATGCACTGTATGGTTTCTGTCCAGATGGAAGCGATACAGAAGTAGAACCAGTCTCTCCTGTGTAAGCAGTACCACCTAAAGCAGCGATTACTACATCGTCCATAGCTCTTCCCATAGCAGCAGCCGCAGCTTTTGCATAAGAAGAAGTTGGATCAATTAATAATCTAACTTTATCTGCATTGTCTATTAGATCAGCCCACTCGTAATCTGCAAGACTAACTCGTCTTCTAGAGTGTGGCGTATCAATCTGTGGAGTATCAGCGTGTCTAGATGTTCTTAGAACAGCAGTTGTTTTACCAACTTGATCAAAGAAAGCATTCTTTCCTACTACTGACTCAACATCCACAGCTCCTCTTAGTAATGATCCCATTTGCTGAGATAACATTTGTACGTTTGAACTGTACTGCTGTACAAAAGCAGTTGTTATTTGATTTGACATAGTGTCATTTCCTTTATGTTAAGTTAAGTTTAAGTTTTAGTTTCAGAAAGTTCCCCACCAAAAGATAGGCTATCTTGCATTTAACGACTGTTAGTCGGTTGTCTTTCCAACAGGCATGTAAGGTTCTAATAGAATTGTCTTACAATTTCTAAGGCGACTTAATTAAAAATCACCCTAGA